CCACCATGTACTAGATGCACGTCCGCGTTATTAATTTCTACAATCCTTTGCATTGAATCGAGCGTAAGTTTATGTGCAATTGCCTGTTCAGGTGTGTTAATATGCATATCGCGGTAAACTTCAATTAATTGTGGATAAACACTATACAACGTGCTTAGTTGGTGCATAATTGTGTCTGATTTGCGTTGCTTTCGTGCTAATGATTCCATAATGCAGCATACATTAAATAAGTCAATGTTTGTTTCCATGAAATACTTTATTGCAAGTTGCAGCGATCCACTCTCAAATAATTGTTTTAAGACTACAGGTGATAAAACTCCTATTAAAATTAGGTAAGGGTTTGTTTCCATTAATTGTTTGAAATTATCTTTCTTAAATGTTGCTCTTACGAGATGTTTTATAGTTGTTGCGTTTAATTTACTTGTGCCTCCGACATTGTATTCTGCTATTTCACTTTTAATTTCATCAGACATGATTGGTAAAAGTTGACGTATCGTGTTGGCTTTTAAAACATGATATCCAAATGATGCCGATCCAAAGCTATCAACCACATGAATTGTTTTATGTTCATGATCAACTAAAATTTCAGGCAACTCGGCTTCCATTACGCTTGGATAATATAGAGTTATCAAACAACATGCGGTTGCTACTCGTTTCAACGTTGGCCACGGTCCCAATGCTGGTATTATTTTAGTGTTAATTAAATTTATATAACCTTGTGTATAGTGTGCTGGAATATACAAATACATTGCTATAAAGATGTGAACGTAACAAAACCCTTCCTTTGCTTCAGCTAGCTGCCCATCCCATGCTTTCGGGAGATCCAAAAATTGAAAATTTGTACAATTTCCAACTGCATGCATTGTTGCGTAGGGAAATCTTACTTGTGAGTAATATGGTTTGCCATCATCATGTGTGACACAGCAGCAAGTGTGAACGAACTGATTGTCACGCATAGAAATGCATGTTTTATCAATGTCAAATGATTCCACTTTTATTCCCTGCACTGCTTTGCTTACCTCATTAAGTGTATGTGGTACAAATAATAAATTCGCGCTCAACTTTCTGACTCCTCTTATGTGTTTCCTCTCAGTTGGTAGTGTTTCCTTTGTGTATTGGACTTGCTTAAACCAATTTGCATACAATGCCTGTGCGTCTCTCTTCAAGTTGTTCAAATGTTGTGTGTAATCGCGACTTTCTGTGTAGTTTCCAAAATACCATAATTTCTTAGAAGTTGGTGGTACTTTGTTTATGAACGTGCTAAGATCGCCTCCTTTGACTCGCATCTCACGATTTTTCATGTAGCGTGCTATTTGAAGTAAATTCAAATGAGCTTCCTTCCATGCTGATTCATCCGT